GCTGTTACAGAAGTAGCGGCTAATGAATTGTCTTGTAAACTCTGTGCATAGCGAACACGCAATGTATGGATCTGGCTTACAGGTCCTGTCATTGGCTGAACACCAACCAACTCGTTAGCGATAACGGTTGGCATTACACGTCGGATTACTGGCAGAATTACACGGTTTAATGTAGCAATGTTGCCTGACGCTGTAGAACCCGATGTAGCATTCTCTTTCAAGTACTTACGGGTATTTTCAAGGATTACACTCATGGATGAACGCTTAGAACCTTGTAGGCCTTCAAGCAATGCATCTTTAGTTTCACCCCAACGGCTTTCTAATAAATCTTGTGACATTTAAGTCTCCTTTGTTTTAATCTTTTTACAGCCCTGCCAAACGCTTCAAGTCAATGACATTGCTTTCGCTTTGGTCATCTTGCTCTTGGCTACGGGCAGCTTTATCGCCAGTTGCTTCGGATAATGTTTCTGTAATCACTGGACGAGCTTTTACAGAACGATTCTCTAATACAGCTGGTAGATACTTTTCGAAAGCGTTTTTCAAACGAGGTGTTTGTACGCTTTCCAACAAATTACGCATTACTTCTGCTTTCTCTTCATTTAAGGGAGCAAGCAATTCGTCCATGGTCTTTTGACGGACATTGGATTCTTTGGTAATACGCAACTCGCGTTCTTTGGATTCGACAAGAACTGTTGCTTTCTTGGCGAATTTGATGGCTTCGGACAGTTTAGCATCTTTGGCAGCAATAACATCTTGCAATTTACGAACTTCTGCGTTCTCATTTAAATGAGTTGCACCAAATTCTGCAGAGTATGCTTCAAAAATACGACGACCAAAATTGTTCTCACGAGCAACTTTAATGTCTTCTTTCAACTGGCCTAGTTCAGCTCTTAGATGTTTGCTAACAGCCTGTGTCATCTTATCAGCAGATTCTTTTACGAAACGGCTCTTCAATGATTCTAATTGTGTGCGAGCATTTTGTACCAAGCGTACTTTAGTTTCCACTACATCACGCTTGTCTGCTGCAAACTCTTGAATTTCACGGGCTAACGCATGAACGATGAAACCTTCTAACTTCTGTAGGCCTTCGTTATGTGTTTTGCGGTCTCTACGCAGTTCGCCAATTTCTTCTGCTAATTTGGTTACCATAAAGTCGTTAAACTTTGTAGAACTTTCTTTCATTTTAGCTTGGAATTTGACACGGTCTTCTGCAAGTGCTAGCTTTTCAGCTTTTACCTGCTCAACTTCTGCAACAAGACTTTCTGTTACCATACGATCTAGGGCTTCCACCATCACTTGTTTGTCATGCTCATAGCGTTGTGCAAACTCTTCGCGGAGTTCTGCACGGGCTTGCTCTTTAGCTTCAATTAACTTGGCTTCCCAAGCTTCATTGATTTCCGAACGGGCTTCTTCAGTAACAAGCTCACTATCTAGTAACGGTTTTAGTGCGTCTAGCATTTTATTTTCCTTCAATCTTAAGATCTTTGATCAACCGTAATACTTCGTTTTTCAAATATCTTTGTACCTTGTTGTCCTGACCTGCTTCTTTTGCCATCTCAAACATTCTATGACCGTGCTTCATGTTAATGAGGCCTTCATAGATAGCTGTTGGATAAGCATTTGGAGCACTTGGTTGGGCAACTACATCCACAGTGACAATTTCAAAGTCACTGACATGTCCGTTATGGTCGTTGACATTACCGCTGCCACGACTACTAACACCTAATTTAACACCACTGTCCAACATTGTTTTAACAAGTTGACCCATTGGTGTAGGTAATATCTTGAGTTTGCCGTATCCGCAAGGACCATCCATCCACATATTTTCAATCATATGACTTACACGATCTAAATTGATCTTTAAATCATCTGGGTGATCTACTTCGCCCAGTACAGAATGACCTGTTTTGATCTGTTCGTTGATAGTTCCTACAGCTTTAGCAATTTCGTTCACAGGATATACACGCTCATTTGCATTGCGAACGCCGCCTTCAATGCAAATTCCCTTCATATAAAGGGTCTTACCAGATCCATCAGCGGCTTCCTCAGTGAGCAATTCAATGCCCGCCTGAGTGAAGCTTAGATGTTCTTTAAGATAAGTGTTGCGAGCCATATCTCTGGATTAACCTTTTGGGAAAGGTGTTTTTGTGTTTACACCAGTAGCCTGTGACAATGTTGGCTTTGGTGCTGGGGCTAACTTGCTACCGTCTTTAGCTGGGGTATTTTTAAAACTACCTGCGCCTTTTACGGATGTTTCGCCTTTACTGTACTCATTACTTGGCTTTTTGTAAGCTGTTGTACCATCTGGATTTGCTTCAGAAGCTACATTGCGTACTGGCTTGCCTTGCATTCCAGCAGCGCCGGAATTAAATGCTGTTGGTGACTTAGCGTTTGCACCGTTGTCGCCGTGTGTTGGAGCTGGAACTTTAGCTAAACTAATGTTTTCACTCATTGGTACATCTTGAAATTCTGATGTATCGTCTTGTGCGTATGCGTCGCCGCCTACATCACCGTCAACTGGCTCCATGTCAAACTCGCCATCGCCGTGGTCTTCACCAGCTTCGTCGCCCATTAACGCTTCAAATTCAGCCATTAATTCGTCTAATTTGTCTTCAAGATCAACTACGCGATCTTCAATGTCGCCTTCGCCAGCATCGTGGTCAGCTTCGATATCTTTAGTCATATCTTCACCATCTTCTTCGGCTTCGTCGTCAAATTCAGCTTCTGCATCATCACCTTCAGACATGCCATTTTCGTCAGTTTCAACTTCAGACATTAAATCCTGGCTAGCAGATCCAGATGTATCATCCATACCTTCATCGGCACGCTCTTTTTTGTCTTCAGCATCATCATACTCGATGTCTTTCTTAACTTCTTTAGCGGCTTTTTCAGCATGGTCGTCTTCTTCAGCATCAGACTCTTCATTCATTAAATTTTCATAGATTTCGCGTGATTTCTCAACTACGATATCATGGAAAAGTTCTTTGGCTTTTTGTTCTTCATCGTTAATCACATATTCGATTAACTGTTCAAATTTCGATGTCATATTTTCTCCTTAAATGGCTCGTACTTTATTTACAACAAAATGATAATAACGGTGTATTATACGGAGAAAAAGTGGTGTTTTATGTAATGTTAATTAATTACATTGGAGCCGCAGGAGGCGGAGCATATTGGCGCTTAATTAGTTTTAATTTTTCTTGAAATTCTATTTTTCTTACATCATTTAATTGACGCAATTTTTTAATTTGTCGTAGAGTAAGCCGGGTAGTACGCAACTTATTCATCTTTGGCTGTGTATTATCCTGGCTTATATCTTGATAAGCAGACGGGTCGCGTTGGTATATTTCACTAAGGATCATAGTGTATTTAGTTACCGTTTAAAAGTTTAGCCAGCTGGGCCGCTAGCCGGAGTTGTAGGAGCCACAGTGGTTGGTGCTGTACTTGGTCCTGCGCCTGCATCTACTTCTGCGCCACCTAATTCACTGCCAGCAAGGTCTTCGCCGGTGCTAATATCAGATTCAATTCCGCCCGGTGTTACTCCAACTGCCCGCAAATCTTGTCCACTAACTGGCAATTCTGGATTATCGCGTTCTTCTCGCCATAACTGTTCGTTTTCAAGAATTTCTTCTTTGGTCAATCCTAAATATCGTTCCATTATAAAGCGTTTACTTAGGTAAGGCAGTGGCTCGATGGCAGTAAATGACGCAATTCGAGCAGTATCTAACTCGCTTTGACGATAACTAGCAAAGTTTTGTGGCTCAGTTAATTGAATATTAAACACACTACTGTCAATATTAAATCCGCGCCAGGTCATATACATCTTAAATTCAGAATCTAACTTCTGCATAACGAGCTTTTGTAGACGCTCACAGTATTTGTTAAAACGGAATTCTTGAATTAATGCTGTACCAACTCTGCCATCATTTGTTGTAGCGGCACTGTCATCTGGTCCAGTTGGCAAATAACTACTTGGCACACGCAACCCGCGGGCCATTTTGTTATTAAAATACTTTAAGTCGTCAATTTCACCAAGATTTGTTCCGCCTGGCAAAATATCTACACTACTACCACGACCGTCTGAAGTACTTGGAAAGAAATAATCTTCGTTAATGCTCAATGGATTGTAGCTAGCATCCATCATGTTAGCGCCACCGCCTGTGTTTGTGGGTATTCTACGCTGATGCATTTCGTTTTTAACACGCTCGACAAACTGCATGGCCATATGACTTGGCATATTACCTACATCAATTTTAAATACTCTGCGTTCTGGTGCTCGTTGTACACGATAAATTAAAACTGCATCTTCAAGCAATTCTTTTTGTTTGTAAACTTTGTAAATGTTTTCTAGGATACTCTGTCCAAATGGCCAAAAGTAATCTAATCCTTCATTTAAACTCAAATGAACAATGTGTTTAGCGTCTAGACAGCTTTCATTCATGGCCTGCGTAAAACGACTATTTCCAACGCCGCCGCCAGCTCCGCCGCCAGCTCCGCCATTGGGTGCATTATAGTTGTTGCCTGTGGTAACTGACCCAGTTGCACGACTTACATAGTAATCACTTGTAGTTTTTGCGGCCATGCTCATGTTTTGAAAATTAGGATTAATGTCGCGAATAACATACTGCTCAGGACGCTTGCCTTCACTTTCGTTAACAATAATACGGGCTACTTTAATCATGTCAACCCAGTACATTTCAAATGTTTCTGGATCACGCACAAATACTTGGTCGCCATACTTGATAGTATTGCGGAATAATTTAAAAATTCGCTGATCTAATTTGTTAAGACTGGTCCACTGTTTCAATTGTTTTTTAATAATTTCAATTTCGTGATCTGTGGGTGTTGTATTAAACTGGATATCAAATGGTGTGCCATTATCCATGTTAGCTTGTGTTGAGAATTCAGCAATAATATCCAAGCAAGCATTGACTTCACTATCGCAATCCATATTTTCATATTGATTATATCGTTCTAAACGATTTGGATGTCCAGAATAAACTTCTGGTAGTCTACTGGCATAGTTACGGAAGGCAAATTCATTGCCAGTGCCGTTTTCCCAATCTGATCCTGGACGATTGTATCCAGGTAATCCCATATTGTTCTTGCCAGAAATTGGACTTAATTGTCCTAGCTGATTTACATCGGCGACCTTGAAGTATTTTCTCCAACCGCCATTGCGTCCGTTTTTGCCGTCATTAATTGCCATAGTGTATTATTTAGCTGTTTAGCTTTGATGCTGTAATATCTTTGTTGAGATATCGTAGTGTGTTTGCATACCTCGAATCAACTGATCTAATTTGACTATTTTCATACTGATTATTTTGGTTTGCTCTTGGGCTTTTCCGTCACTGCGTTGCTGTATCGGAATTGTTTTTCCGTCTGGCAATGGTATCACCGCTTCTGTTCCGTGTAACATAGCTTCAAATCCGGTCCTAGGTCCACTTAGTATTCCACCTTCTGCAGCCGATGGCATTTGAATGTGTGGCGGATCTCCATTTAATGGGCTGAAGCCAAATTTTCCTAGAAGTCCAGCCGATTGTAATTCTGATACTTGACTTGAATTAATATCTACTGCTTTACCTACATTATGCAAACTTTTTCCCGGAGCCGCTCTAGGATTACCGCCAGAATTTACCTGCGCTTGTTCAGCAATTGATCTAAATGCGCTGTTAACTTGTAGCTTTTTGCCAGTAGAGTCATGGTAGGCCTGAGCCATTTGTGTAAAACTAGTCATCACTGTTGGATTTAATTGATCAAAGTGATTTTTACTGCCGGTACCGCCGCTAAAAGATATTATTTTGTCAACAGGTAAGGCTGCACCAGGAGTAGTTGGTGCTGCTCCTGGTGCAGTAGATGGTGGTGCTCCGGGTGCCGCTCCAGCTGGTGGCGCCATTGATCTTGGAGCGCCACCACTTGGTTTGCCAGTTATAAAATTTGTTATACGGCCAAGAAAAGTATTACCGCCGCCCACTCGTCCTTCTCTGCCTAATAGTTTACCAAGTACATCACTTCCATTTTCGATAGTTTCTGCTAGAGCTTTCATTGCTTTACCAGTAGGCACAATACCAATATTAAGAAATTTATCATGCTTTTGAGCTATGTTTAATTCACCCTGTCTAAGTTTAACTTGTGCTGATGCTCCTTCATCAGCTCCGGCAATTTGTTCTTCCTGCATCTCCGTTGCTTGTTTGCTTGATTCTACAAGATCTTTTGTGTTTGACCCTGCTAGTTTAATCATATCAGACATCGGTTGTACAAACTTACCAGACACTCCTGCACGAGCTTGATTTTTATTATTTTCAATAGTAGTTGAAACTTCAGCTTTGGCTATAGCCATAATCTTTTTAGCATCTTTTTCACCGCCACGAATAGCCGCGGCTGCGTTAGGAAAAGACTGGGCAAACTTTCTTGCGCCTTCGGATGCCATACCACCTGACAAAAATTGCTCCATACCAGCGGCTAACCCAGGAGAAGCAGCAGTCATTAACACCGACAACTCTCTATTTCGCTCAAACTCTGCTAGAGCTTTTGCACCTTCTGGGCCACCAGCTTGTGCTGTTTTTTGTAATTCGTGTTGAGTTATTGCAAATTCTTCATGAGCCATTGCAGCTTCATAGGCTTTATTTTGTTGTTCAGCGTTCAAGCCTGTTAATTTAGCCAACAAATCTTGTTGTTTTATGTACTCTGTTGCACTAGCAGCCAACAGTGCATGATCTTGCTTTTGCGAACTTCCGCTGAGTTGTTGCATTTTAATGTAGCCAGCCATGCCATTATTGATGTCATCGGTGGTCATGCCCAGGCGTTTTAATTCAGTATCCACTCCACTATTGTGGATATCTCGAGAAGCATCAGCTAATTGTTTAACTCCTTGGGCTGCCGTTCCTCCTAAATTGGCCAATGGCTCAGAATTTTCTTTTAATACCTTGGCCATATTACCAAGTTCTTTGATACTATACCCCATACCCTGGAGAGTTTTAAATGTGTCGTCCATACCAATAGCTAAACCACTATGACTTATATCTTGATATGTTTGAAATATTGCGTCAGACTGTTTATTAACAGCCACCATATATGCCGCGAGAGCTTTTCCAGCTTTACCAAATGCCCAGCCAACTAATGGAACTTTACTAATAAAAGTATCAAATGTATCAGCGGCTGATTTAATAGTATCATTATATACACTGGATCCTTCTTCGCCAGCTATTAGTTTAGACCCTAAATCTGATATGTTTTTTTTCAATGTTTCTGCTTGTTGTCTAAGTTCTGCAGAATAACCTTTAAGACCTACTTTAGCATCGTTAACTGCATCGTTATATTCTTTTTGACTAATGTAGCCATTGTTCAGTGCGGTTGTTTTGTCTGATATTAATTTTGCAATTTCATCAGGTGTCATATCGTTTGCCATAATATTACTTTCCTATTAACTTTGCTGACGCAGTATTTTAGTTGAAACATCATTTTGTTTTGCCATAATTCTTACAAGACTATCAAGTTTATCCAATTCCATTGATAATAATTCTAAATGACCTTCAGATTCTCCGTTGTTGCCCGCTTGTTGTACTGGAATAGTTTTACCATTTGGCAACGAAACCACAGGACCCATGTTAGGCATCGAAGTATATCCACTATTACCACCTGTGACACCCCCTTGTGCAAACCCAGGTTTACTACCGCTGCCACCTTGTGCTATCATACTAGTAATTTCACCAGCTCTACCTTTAACTTGTTGATACCATTTACTATTTTTTAACCCTTCGGCGGCTCCAGCAAAATCTCCCGCTGCTAATGATTTTGCAGTTGCAGGAAATTTATTCCACCATTGACCCATGTTAAATGCTAAGTCAACCATGGCACCTTTGGCAGTTTCATTGGCTTTATCAAACCCAGGAGTTCTCTGTGCTATTGAATAGTGATGAGCAAAATCTTGTTCAAACATTGCCATCACTTCTTGCATACTAAATTCTCTGTTCATATCTGCTGGCAACGATCTACCGTTGCCAATTAAGTGACCTACTCCAACCGTCCATAACCCTAATGAGTCTTGATAAGGTTTTGTTTTTAATCCTTCATGCCGAATAATCATTTGCTTGATAGCATCCATTCCGGCTACCATAGCCCCGCCGGCGGCACCAAGAATACCACCTTTTGAAGGTTTTGCACCAGCTGGACTAGGGCCAGCACCAGGAACATTTTCTCCACCTACGCTTGCAGGAGGAGCACTAGGTGGAGCACTAGGCGTAGATTTTGGAGGAGCACTAGGTGGAGCACTAGGTGGAGCACTAGGCGTAGATTTTGGAGGAGCACTAGGTGCAACAACTGCGGCTGCCGCACCACCTGCAACCGCACCACCTGCAACCGCACCACCTGCAGCCGGAGCGGCAACACTAGGAGCCGCACTACCGCCTCCTGCACTAGGAGCTGACACAGCCTTACCACCGGCAGCTGCACCTCCTGCGGCGGCGGCACCTGCACCTGCGGTGGTACTACCTCCACCTTCGCCACCTATACTACCTTCTCTTCCTATAAGTTTACCAAATATATCTGTTACGCTATCTATAGTTTTTGTTAAACTTGCAAGACCTTTGGTAACCGGAACCACACCTTTATTAACAGTTAAGTCTGCAACTTGAGTTGTATTGCGTTGAGCATTTCGTGTGTCAACTTGAGCTGCCGCAGCTTCGTCGGCTCCGGCAATTTGTTTTTGTTGTTGATCAGTTGCTTCTTTATTACTTTTATTAAAATTTTCAAGCCCGGCACCAAGACCTTTAATTAACTCTGTTGCCGGTATAGTAATTCCAGTACCAAGTCCTTGTTTATATAGGCCGCCCATATTTTTTACAGTTGTTCTTGCATCGGTGGCTGTGGTAGCAACTATGGTTGCAGTATCTGTAGATCCTTGCCGGATCATTGCTGTTGCTTCTGGAAAGCTTCTTTGAAATTCTTGTGCTTCTTTTGAATTCATTGAACCTGATAAAAATTTGCCTAAACCTGCAGCGGCCTGCGGTCCATATTTTGACATTACTTTCATCAACTGTTCATTTCTTGCCAACTCTTTTGCGGCCTGACTCTTAGGACCGTCAATGGCCGCTTGTCTTCCTAGCTCGTACTGTGTAACTGAAAATTGTTCTTGTGCTAGGGCTTGTTGATACAAATCATTTTGTTTTTGCGCTGATATTCCAGTAAGTTTGGTTAACTTATCCTGTTCCATCATGTACTGCGAAGCACTTTCAGCTAATGCCTTACTATCCTGTACTTGTTTTTGTCCACTAAGTTGTTGTATTTTAATATAACCAGCCATGCCATTATTGATGTCATCGGTGGTCATACCCATGCGTTTAAACTGGTTACCAACATCGCTAAACTGGATTTCTTTTGCAGCTTTTGCAAATTGTTCAGCACCTTGGGCGGCTGTTCCGCCCATATTAGCCAGCTGAGTAGAGTTTGCCTTCATCAACTCAGTCATGTTGCCAATTTCTTTCATGGTATAACCCATGCGCTGAAGATTTTCAAAGGTATCTTTCATGCCTTTAGCAAGGCCACCACGACTTAATTGCTGATAATTTTCAAATAATTGATCAGATTGTTTGGCCGCCATAGCGGCATATTCCCCAGCCGCAACAATTACTTTGTCAAATAAACCGCCCAAAACTGGCATTTTACTAACCCAAGAACCTATGGATTTTGTAGTAGATTTAATGCTATCATTGAATACTGCGGCACCAGATTCGCCATTCATTATAGCAGAACCCAAGCTCATAAAGCTCTTTTTCATCTCCTGGGTACTTGTACGCAACTGGGCTGTATAGCCTTTAATACCTACTTTGCTGTCATTAACAGCATCATTATAATCCTGTTGACTAATATAATCCTGTTTCCAAAGCTCATGCTGCTCAGCTAGGAACTTTGCATTTTCTTCTTCGGTCATTTGAGTAGGCATAACTATACTTATCTGAGGAAAAACCTATGAATCCAAACAATCCATTAAGTCAGTATTTTAGACAACCAGCAATTTATATTAGATTACCTAGCAAGGGTAATTATTACCCACCAGGGTCGCTTGATATGCCGCCTACCGGCGAATTGCCAGTGTTTCCAATGACGGCTATTGATGAAATTACATATCGCACACCGGATGCACTGTTTAACGGGCAAGCGGTTATTAATGTAATACAAAGTTGTATTCCAGCTATTAAAAATGCCTGGGTTATTCCAGCTATAGATATTGATACTATTTTAGTATCCATGCGTATTGCTAGTTACGGGCACGAAATGGATTTTGGTTCTACCTGTCCTAAGTGCGCTGCAACCAATGACTACGGTGTAGATTTAAGAACAGTATTAGATCAATTAAAATCACCAGACTACACACAGCCAGTAACTGCCGGCGACATTGAAATTTATTTTAAACCAATGACCTACAAAAATTTGTCAGACAATAATAAAATGCAATATGACGAACAACGGGTATTTCAAACACTACCCACCGACGGTGATATTGACCCAGAAAAAATGACAGCAATCAGCGAAGCTCTGCGTAAAATGACAGAGATGACTGTTATTGCCCTGGCACAAAGTATACAAACAATTAAAACACCAAGTGCTATGGTAACTGAGCCAGAATTTATTGTAGAATTTATGACCAACTGCGACAGAGGCCTGTTTACACGCATACAAAATTATGTAATTGAACACAAAGCCGAAGCTGAAATGCAACCAGTTACTATTAAGTGTAATGAATGCCAAAACGAATATAAACAAAATATGACTTTGGACATGACAAATTTTTTCGAGCGCGCCTCCTAGTTTTAGATTCAGAAAACGTTGCTAAGTTAATTGATGAGATGGACAAAGAAATTAACGATATTAAGCAGGAGGCGTTACGGATGTGTTGGTATATGCGAGGTGGTATTACCTATGACCAAGCATTACATCTAAGCAATGCAGAACGCAAACTTATCAGTAAGATTATCGACGATAATCTTGAGACAACTAAAAAGAGCGGGTTGCCTTTCTTTTAGAAAAAGTTTTAGTAATTCTTAAAGACATAACACTTAAAAGATTAGCTACGCTAATCTATTTCTTTCACTTCGTTCAGAAATGATTTTTTATTATTTGTTTTTAACGTATCTCATCCAGATTGTTTGGTCACAATTCACCGTATTAACGGTGAATTAACGATACCTCATCCGAGTTATATCAGTCATTTATTATAAAGAGATTGTATTTACATACACAGAGG